TACTCGCCAAGCGCACCGTACAGCTTCCATAGCCTAGAGTTTTGCTCTAGGTTACGTGTGTGTGACTTGATTGTTACGTTAGCCACATATCCTTGTGATAAATCTAGTGCTTTAATTTTTTCAAACAAGTAAGGCAGATTGCTACTGCTTATATTAAAGTTTTTAACTTCCATGAAACATATCCTTTATCTTTCTGCGTGACTCTTGAGATGTAGCCACTTTCACCGTTTCTATTTTGTCTTGCTTTATTTCACCAGTTATTACCCTAGTTCCATCTGTTGCACGAAACTTACCAGTAAATCCAGCAGCCTTCATGCGCTTAATCCATTCGTTACATGAAATCATAGTCATAAACTTAATACTTTTTTTGTTTCTGTAATAAGTATTTCGCTTTCGCAAAATGTATTCTCACCGTATTGCAACCATCTTGTTAGCCACTCTTTCATTGTCTTGGTGGTTTGCTTTTCAACATCAAGCATAGCCCATGCTGCTTTAGAGTTTTCTGTCATGCAATGCAACTCACGGTGTGTAACTAATAATTTTTCAATCAACTTTTCTTTAGACAATGTATCGTAAATGCTTAATCGTTTTCCTCTACAAAACGAACATTCCATCTTATGGTCTGGATTGTATGTTGAGCAAGAAAATCCTTCTATTCCGCAGTATTCACATTTCAAAATCAAATCAACTCCTTCTGTGGTTTTTCACCAGTTAGTTCATTCAATACAGCTTCAAGCATATGGTCATATTTGCTTATGCCAGAGCCATCAATAGAATCTGCAAGACCTATCCATTGTGAAACCCTTTGCGCTGTATTTACCCTACCTACATGAACCCATTTATCTAACATCTTTGCTGCTTTGCAAGCATTTCTAGCTTCGTCTGAAACTTTAAAGGCATCAGAGCCACCAACAAACACAGCATCAACTCTATTCCAATCAATTGCAAAGTCACCTATGCCATCCTGTAAAACCAATGCAACTGGTAAAGGTTTAATAACATCATAAAACTGGTCAAACAATTCTAGTGTTCGTCTTGCATCACCAACAATGTCTGGAGAGCAAACAAACTTTGGATATTCATTTTCTTTTGCTTCAGCTACTAATCTTAGCCATGTCTTTTTGTTAAATTTACTAAAGCAGCCATTGTCTAATCCATAAACTTTACCGCTTAAAGCGTAAGCTGTTAGTGGAGTTCTCAATTGACCAAAATTATAGTTATAGCGTTTAGCATATTCTTCAATTTTAGCCGGTGAGCAATCAAGCATTATTTTCACTAAACACAGCCTTTACTAAAATATCCATGTAAGCAGGAATCGTAAACTTGCCTGACTCGTACTTAGCAATGCTATCCCTAGTCTTAAACAGCTTAACTCCAAACTCTTTCTGTGATAAACCTGTTTTACTGCGTAGTTCTTTTAACTCTGTGTGTGTCATATATAACCCCTTCTGTCGTTGATAGAATTATTATATATCACGCTGTATAAAATATGCAACTAATCATTTTTAAATTTTCTTAATTGAGATTGATCTAAAACATAACCATTACCATGACCTAAATCTTTTAAGTTTTTTTCTAATCGTAATTCTTTTGAATAAACCCATCCAACAATATTTACTGTAGGTAAATTTACTATTGCAAGAACATAAATATCAACATCTGTATTTTCTTTTAATGTACATAAGAGTCTTCCATTTGGTAAATTTGTTGATTTAATGTCATACCGTAAATTTTTAAATACTCCATCAGCAGATCCAGACCTTGGTGATAATCCAATATCGGGAAAAGTATTAAATTGTTTTGCAAATGCATATTCACCAGCAAATCCTAAAACATCGGCTTCAGCTCCATCCTGTTTCCCCATTTTTGCATCTTTAACATGAGAAGCCCTAGCAATTAATGACCGCATGCGACCTAATACATGGCATATAGTAATTTCATCTTGTTCAAGAGTTATTATCATTTTTTGCCTTTCGTTTAGCTTTCTCTAAAGTATCGTAATAACCTAAATTTTTATTGCGATGACTCAGACCATACTTAACTCCAGTAGCTGAGTAATATTTAGCTATAGTCCATGCGCCTGAGCTAATGTGATACTTGTCCTGTTCAAGCCACTTCATAATTTTCCCCTAACACTTCTCTTGCTGCTGTAACTGAAGTTTCTGGGAAGTTCTGTGGATCACGCAATATACGTTTAGCCCAAGCATGGTAATCAGTCTTAGGCTTTAGCTTTTCAGCAATAAATTTATTCAATTTATCCACGTTCTCTTTATTCTCAGCATAACTAGCTGGTGATGGCAAAGCATGGTATTCAGCTTCCCTTGGCTTGCATATTTGAACTATGTCTGCCGGTTGAGGTAACTTGTTTGGTGTATCTGTCCACTTATCAAATGCACGACCAACAACATTAAAATCAAATCGCTCTAGCTTATGCCACCATATACGTAGCATCTCTTTCTCAGGTAATGGCTTTCCGTAAATAGTAAACACGGCATTTACCATATCTTTAAATGCTTTTTTGTCAGTTTCAATCATAATAGCTCCTAGAATGGTGCTGCTTGTTCTGGTGCTTCATCCATCCAGCGACCTTGGTTTAAGTAAGTAGCAGGATTAGGAATGTATTTACCATCCTCTGCTTGCCATTGCTTAGTTTCTCTTTGCCAGTTGATAGCATCAATAACTTTAATGATGTCAGGGTTTGCTTTATTCCATGCCTTACGTGCAGCTTCTTTTCCTACTTTCTTGGGGTACTTGTACCAAAAGTCTTCAAAGTAATCCTCAAGCACTTCTGTCTTTATAGTCTTTTCTTTCTTATCTAATATAATCTCTTCTGTTCTATTCTCTTCTATTAGAACGGACTTTGTCAGACTATGTGCCGATAGTGTCGTGATATTATCGGGATACTTCTTAATGCTTTGCAGTAACTTCTGTGTGTATTCATCTGTTCTACTTGCCATTTTTAAGCAAGTAATCATTCCATTGCTTTCTTCAAATAGTCCTAATTCAACCATATAAGTCATAATGTGCTGCACCAAATCGCTACTTAATTTAAAGTCATCAGCAATTAATTCTGCATCATGTTCTAACTCAAAAGTTAAATTATGCTTTTCAACATTCCTAGCAATCAGCTCTAAACAATACCAATATATGCCATAACCTTGTGCGCCATACTTTAAGCGTAGTTTTTTTAGCTTTGCATCATTACTTGAATCTGAATCATGTTTAAACCATTTCATTTGTTTTCTCCAAAAAAAAACCTTAGACAACACTCTCATCTTTTTTAGGGATGTTGACGGACTGGCGGATACCAGCAGAGTGTTGACTAAGGTTTATCCGATGTTCACCGTCAAGTGATAGCGTTACTTTAAACTAACTTTTACCTTCTTGCAAGTATTTTGTAATCTCTTTTTTAGCTTCATCAAATCCGTAGCAGACAACAGCTAGGTAGTTCATTGAACTAGCTGCAGCCATAAACTCTTTTTGCTTATCCGATACGCTGCCAGACTTTGCCTTCATCTCAATAAACATTCCGTGGTACTCACCTTTAGGAATCATTAAGAATAGGTCGCTGACTCCGGCAAGCACTCCCTCTGCTTTTAAATTGACTGCCGTTACTATGTGCCTAGACCCACCGTTAGGGATTGCCCACAAGTGATACTTGTATTGTTTGTATTGCATTCTGAACCATGTGATTAGCATGACTTGTTCTTGGTGTTCTGATATTTTCATAATTATTTTCACTAAATGTATAAATAATGCTTGACCGTGTATTTATTATATGCGATTATTACACATCGCAGCAAATTATGCGATTAACTAATAGAAACGGTGGAGATAAAAATGTACACAATCAAATCTACAAAATTCCCAAAACAAAAATGGGACATCTTAGAAAACGGTAAAGTTGTCAACTCTACCTACAATTCCTACAAACTAGCTTGCGCCTTACTTAACCAATACCAAATGGTTGAGAAGGTATACACACGAGTTGCTGAGATAGAAGCATCTGTTTGCTTATTCAAAGCTAAATGTGACCGTGAAACAAGGGAGGCTCGTAATGCATACTAATGACCTAAAAGACCCAAAACTTGAGCAGATAATAAAAGAAATACAAGCAATGCGTAAAGAGTTTGAAGAGTTAGAAGTTAAATTAGCTAAACGTGAACAGGAGAATAAAGATGACTGATTACAAAAATTACAAACCTAAAACAGACCTTACACCATGGATAGAAGGTATCTGTTTTGTGTGTGCTGTTTTATTGTTAGCGTTTACTTACTTACTAATAGGAGCTTAATATGCCAACAACTTCTTTTTTATCAAAAGCAATGCAAATTGAAATTTATCAAAATGTTGTTTATCACTCATGCTATTACACTTTGGCTCAAGTTTATCATGCTGAATGTATGTTAAAAAAATTGGTGGCTTAAATGGAAGACAATCGCCAAGACACAGATTTTATAGAGCTAGAAGAATACCTAGAGTATTTAATAGAATGTGCTAATAAAGAATTAAACGAATTACGAGGAGAAGAAAATGTCGGTATTTAAAACACTAAGCAGTATAGATGTAAACCAGCACGTAGAGAAGAAGGGTCAGTTTACTTACCTATCATGGGCATGGGCTGTAGCAGAGTTACGCAAGGCATCGCCAACAGCTACATGGGAAGTTATTAAGACTGATGGCTTACCGTTCTGCAAAACAGAGTGTGGTTATTTTGTTGAGGTAGCTGTTACGGTAGATGGCATTACACTAAGCCAAATCCATCCGGTGCTAGATAACAATAACAAAACAATCCCAGTACCAAATGCTTTTCAAATCAACACATCAATACAGCGATGCCTAGTTAAAGCAATTGCGCTGCATGGTCTAGGTTTGTATATCTATGCCGGTGAAGACTTACCTTCTGTAGAACTTGAGTCAGTAGATGTTTATGTCGCTATGATTCGTAGTGCTAAAACAATGGCAGAGTTGCAAAGAGTGTTTATAGATGTGCGTAACATAGTTAAATCTAACCCAGCTTACACAGCACCTATAACGCAAGCAAAAGACGAAATGAAAGCATTATTTGAAGGGATGGAAAAATGATTATAGAAAAAACAAAAGTAACATTATCAGAAAAAGATATGGAGGATTTAGTATCTGATGCAGCAAGATATAGTTGGCTGCGTGACCATCATGCTAATTACTTACATTCAATTCCTAATTATGATTCAGATGATATGGATTGTGGTACAGAGCATATACAGTCAATATTATTCTGTAATGGTAATGGATATGCTTCAGAAATAAATGGTGAAGAATTAGACAGAGCAATTGATGATGCAATATTAAAATCAATGAGGATAATGCAATGATTATTAAATCACTATACGGCTTAAAGCCACCTAGCCAAAAAGAGATAACAGACCGTGATGCCAAAATAGCCTTGGCTATAAAAGCAATGGGTCACAAGTATAGACTTTCAAAACCAATGCCGAGGATTAGATAATGCAAGGTACAGAAGAATGGTTTGAGTCACGCATTGGCAAGGTAACCGCCAGTCGTGTTGCAGATGTATTAGCCACCATCAAAACTGGTGAGTCTGCTAGTCGTAAGAACTACCGCATGGAACTTGTATGTCAGCGTTTAACTGGTCAACGTGAGGAAGGCTTTACTAACTCACATATGGAGCGAGGCATTGAGCTTGAACCAATAGCTAGATCAATGTACGAGTTTAAACAAGGTATCACGGTAACCGAG